CCCATCTATAGACCTAGTTGACTAGACTAGACCCACAGCAAGTCACGAGCTTCCGAGAAGTAGCGGTCTTTTGTACGCCATTTCCCGCGGTTCCTAACATTGGTCGTCCCAGCAAAGGGGCGACCTAGTTTAAGAACCGAGCTCCGTCCGTGTATGCTGCGAAGCATAACAGCATAAAACGCGCCGACATGACACGGTACATCTTTTGGAACGAAGGTTAAGACCTTCGCCCTCCAATGGCCGTGCATGTTACGATGATTCTGTGACATAAAGACGAACCGCTTGGCGTTACGAAGTGAAGTCGCTACTCCGCCGTCAAGGGTACGCCACCGAAGGTCCGGGGCGATCGGTACCTCATGCACTCGCTCGAACTTCTCGAAGACCATCTTTGAGGATTTTACGGCGCCACGCAGTTTACGATCAGCGATCGTAACTCCGCAAGCGTCAAAATATCCTCGGTCCAGAGCATGATAGAGCAGGCGATTATGAAACCGATACGCCTTATGTTCTTCGTTGTCAGGAACATCTTTCTGATATATGGGCGTGACATCTGAGCCTCCAAAGAAATGTTTACCGCATGATTCACGAAAAACTCCGGTCGAATGGGATTTCTTCACATTGAGTGTGAAGCCACAGAACGACAGGAGCTCCGTGAGGCGACAAACCATCTCTGAAGGGCAAATAATGTCATCTCCATATACAGAGACGCGCCCAGTCAGGCCCATCGCATCTCTCAAGGACTCTGTAAGAGCCCAGAAGATAAGCGACTCCAGCTCAAAGGTAAAGCCGTTTCCCATGGAAGAGAATTTCTCCAGGGGCACGTACTCGCCTTTGATTCGGATCTCAGGGGACCGAAGGTCCCATAACAGAGAGGCCCAGCTGTACGGCAATAGTTGCCAAACTAAAGCCGACGGAATGGTATCCGACGCAGCCTTAAGATCGATGGTCGCGAGACCTCGATCCAAAGCGTGCGCCGCAAGATCCTGATTGACCGACTGATCATCAAGATCGATACCAACGCGACGAAGGCATTGGCGGAGATAGTTCCCGACTCCGAGCTGCAGGAAAACATTCCCTGTTGGCTCGGCGGCTATGAACCTATCCGTCTTCGCGTTTTTCGGCACTGTAAGGCCCCTAGACCCTCGCACGACAAGAAACTCTTTGTCAAGCAAAGTCGTAGGGCCCTCAGCGTCTAGGCTACGAGCATGCAACCAAGCATAATCGCAGGCCATAGCTGCCTTAAGATAGGGCAGCGCCTTCATCGTGACACTGATTTGCTCCTCACGGAGCTTAGAGTCTATGCGCGCATCGAAGCCTTTCAGCGTCGATGTGGCACCTGGACCCCATTTGAAGCGATCAGCTAGCTTCCGCCAAGACGGATGCGTACCAAGACAGGACTGGATTTTTAACTGAGCACGACAAAAAATGTCGAGCCAGCCGCAGCTTCCGCTGCGGGTCCAGATCCCTCTTATACGTCCGTTGGCTTCGCGACACTGATCTTCGGCAGCAACAAAGCTGCCGTATGCGACCTTCGCAAGGTCCACGCCGGTATTTAATCCCTTGTACTTTGAAAGGTACTCGGTGATCAAGTAGTCGTCACGGAACTTGTGAAGCTCGTGCTCCAAATAGTTCAGCGGCTTAATCTCCATTTGAGAAAACTGAAGATGCTCATCATTAGAAAGCATGAGCCAAGCGGCTAAACTCCTCGGTGTGTCAAGAGAGCTGCAGAGCGACCTAAAGGTCGCTTTAACGGCTTTAGAAAGCACGGAGATCTCCTGTTGAACGTTAGTAGGGCAAAGTGATGCCGGCTATATTGTCGCCGACAGCAGAAGCCGAGTCTTGAGTGAGGGAATCGTGGAACATCTTTGTGATGTTCTTACGATCTTGATCGCTCATAACGTCCGGGAAGATAAACTCGCAGTTCACCCGAGCTACACCTAACACCTTCGGCACTGCCGGGACGGTGAGGTCAAGCTTGGGGATGGCGAGAGTTGCTTTCACGCGGTAGACGCCACCGGTGGCGGTCGGTTCACGCAGTGTTAGCGAGTAGGTAGAGAAACCTGCCGCGATACCACTGTTGTGTTCACGATCCTGCCAACGGGCGGTGTTTTCCGCGACACGAGAGGCGGGGCCGAAACTGTGATTGACGGGCGTTGCAGCCTTGTCAATCAGAGAAATGGTCGACATGTTGGTGATCATCTAAATTTTCCTCGAAATGAGATTAGAAAGCAGCGCTGCAATATTCAAGAGCGGCGTGGATGCTTTAGGAATTTTGACAACGGGAAGGACCGGCGTGGGAAACGCAGCCAAGAGCGATCTTGACTTCGTAATTATCACTTTGCGACCACGGTAGTTAGCCGAGTACGCGGTGATGTTCCCATTAGGGTCCACAGGGCGATCTGTGGTCCAGTTTAGACCAAAGGTGCGCTCCTCCTTGGACGTCTCGGTATAATAGCCAGAGACGAACTCGATACCGTTGTTGAAACAACTGGCTTCGAGTAGCTCGAGAAGCTGACCCATGTTGTAGAAGTAATCGACAACAAAGGACAGCGTAGTGAGCTCCCAAGCCAGAGTTGGCCTCACGGTCAACCCTGCCCGCCACACTTCGTACTGATTCAAGTCTTTAATGCTATACTTCATCGACATGTGATGCCGATGAGAGTAGCGCAACGTCTCGGATTTACCGCGGACTCCGTCCCAGTAGTAGTTCGATATGCCATCAAAAATGGCATCCTCGAACTGCCAGCTGGAGCGGGCCTTGGCCTCGAAGACGATAGACTCGGCTTTTGCGCTGAGGATGTGGTTTGAAAGGTTCTCTAGATCACTGAGAAGAGGCTTCCATCCCACACTCCACCCTAGCCACACCGATCCGACGGATTGGAGTGGGTTATTAGTCAACTCCCTGCCCAGAGAGCGCAGGCTTCGAAGAAGCCTACGCGGACTGCGCAGATCATGGAGAAGACGAAGGGCGGATCCCCGTACGCTGGAGAGCATGGC